GTATATCATCAAAACCGTATCAAGTTTCACGCCCAAACACGTATAACGGGTTATGACATTAACCAACCCGTTACGGACTTTTTGGCGTTCGTTTCTAATCTTATACCGCACGATAAATTTAAGATATTCAAAACATTGTTCCGTTATCCCGTCTTTACCAACGGGGTAACGGGCATTTGCTTTGATAAGTTAAGCCGCATTTTTGACGGTCGTAACCCGGCGTTCAACTATCAGTTTATGAATAGCGACCAACGGGACGATTGGGAATATTACCGACAGGATGTTTTGCACGAACCGGAGGTTTGGAGCAACAAAGGTTGGGAGTTTTTCCAAACTGAAATAAACAGCGTCTTAATAGTCGATTTGGCGACCGAACAAAACCCCGCCGACAAATACCCCGCCCCGTACTTTTATTGGTTGCCTATTGCGTCCGTGATAGATTACAGAGCCAACGCAACAACGGGGTTAATGGATTGGATTATTTTCAGACAGGACGACAAACGTATTGCCGTAATTGATAACGAACGATACCGGATATTTACCGAGGCGGACGGCGGCAACATTGGCGAATCGTTGGTTGATAATCCGCACGATTTAGGGTATTGCCCCGCCCGGTTCTTTTGGACGGAACCGTTGAGCCTATCAGAACCCGACGTTAAACAATCCCCGCTTACAAAGCAATTGGAGGCGTTGGATTGGTTTTTGTTCTACCATGTAAGTAAACGGCATTTGGATTTATACGGGTCGTATCCCATATATTCCGGTTATGAACAAAGTTGCGATTTTAGCAACGGCGAAAATGGCGATTATTGCGACGGTGGGTTTTTGAAAGACAAACAAGGGTTTTACAGATTGGACGCCGCCGGGCTTTTACAGCGTTGCCCCAAATGCGGGGATAAGCGTATTGCCGGGGTTGGTTCTTTTGTAGAAATACCCATACCGGACGGGGACAAACAACCGGATTTGCGTAACCCGGTGCAAATGTTGACCGTTGACCGTCAAAGTTTGGATTACAACGTTGAGGAGGAGGAACGATTGAAAAACAATATCATTACGTCAATCGTCGGAACCAACGAGGAAATAACCACACGGGACGCACTCAATGAACAACAGATACAAGCCAATTTTGAGAGCCAAAGCACGGTATTAAACCGTATCAAAAAAGGCTTTGAGGCGGCGCAACAATTCGTCGATGAAACGGTTTGCCGTTTACGGTACGGGTCGTTGTTTGTATCTGCAAAAGTCAATTACGGCACGGAGTTCTATTTGTCGAGCGCAACCGAGTTGCGGGAACGTTACAAGGTCGCAAAGGAAAGCGGCGCAAGTGAGGCGGAATTGGACGCCCTACAAAATCAGATATTGGAAACGGAATACAGGAACAACCCAACCCAATTACAACGTATGTTGGTATTGGCAGAATTGGAACCGTACCGACATTTAACCCGTTCCGAGGTGTTGGATTTGTACGGCAAAGAGATTATCAACGAAACGGATATGCGTATTAAGTTGAATTTCGCTAACTTTGTACGCAGATTTGAGCGTGAGTATTTAAACGTATTGGAATTTGGGTACAATATGCCCTACAATTCCAAAATTGAGTTCATAACTAATAAATTTAATGATTATGCGAGTGAAAGCAGGAACCGAGGGGAAAACTAAGGACGTGAACGTTTCCGAGGTTACGCCCGAAAATTACATTGTCCCGGACAATGAAAAGAAATTGTATCATTGCATTATTGAGGTGCGCAAGTTTGACAGCGAAACGGGCAAACGGTTATCCGTCCCCCGTATTCAAAAGTTCGGCAAAAAGTCGTTTGAAAACAGCGTTGCGCATAACCTTAAATTACAGGGATACACCGTAACAATTTTGCACGACCCGAACGAATGGTTGGCAACACAGGCAGAGGCAACACAGAAAGCCGCCGAGGAAAAAGCAAAAGCCACGGCGCAAGCCAAAGCGGATGCCGAGGCAAAAGCCGCCGAGGAACGCCAAAAGGCAATCGACGCCGCCGTTGAGAAAGCATTGGCAACACAGGCAGAGGCAACACAGAAAGCAATCGACAAAGCGGTTGCCGATGCGTTGGCAAAAGCAACCAAAGCCGAAACCAAAGCCGAGGGCGCAAAAAAGTAACTGAATTATAAATTAATAATCAAAGGGTAAGATTATGGCATTAACAAGCGAAGTATTAAAGGCAAATGCGGCATTAGCCGGATTAACCGACGAACAAATTGCGGCAATTACCACATTGTCCGCAAACGACGAAAACAGCGTTATAGCCCAAAAGACGGGCAAAATATACGGCGATTTGGACGCCGACATTTTGGCGGCAACGGGCGTGGCAAAGAACGGCACGGAAAAAACATACGATTATGCAAAGCGTGTGTTGACCGAGTTTAAAACCAAAGCGGAAAGCGCAACAACCTTGCAATCCCAAATCGACGGGTTGACAAAGGAAAAGGCACGTTTGGAAAAAGCAATTGCCGACGGTGCGACCGATGCCGAAACCAAAAAAGCCTTAACACAGGCGCAAAAGGATTTGGCGGCGGTAACAACGCAGTTCAACGACCTAAAAGGCAAATACGACCAAGCCGAACAAACCCATACAACGGAGTTGTTCGGCATACGTGTTGAAAGTGCGTTGCAGACAGCGACCGCCGGATTGAAGTTTAAGGCGGGATTGCCCGAAAGCGCAACAAAGGTTTTGTTGGAACAAGCCATTACGAAAATTAAGGGTATGAACCCGGAGTTAATCGACGACGGCAAAGGCGGCAAAATGTTAGCGTTTAAGGACGAAACCGGGGCGATTATGCGCAACCCGAACAACCAATTGAACCCATACACCCCCGGCGACCTATTGGCAAAGGAATTGGAAACAATGGGTATATTGGATAAAGGACGCCAAGCGGCGGGCGGCGGAACAATTCCCCCGGCGGGCGGTTCCGGCGGTGCGGGCGGTAACGCTACAATCGAAATATCCGGCGTGAAAACGAGAACGGAGGCATACGACGCAATTACGGCGAATTTACAGCAACAAGGATTGGCAGTTGGAACAAAGCAATTTGACGACGCCATGACGCAAGCATGGAAAGACAACAACATTGCGGCGTTGCCGGAAAAGTAAACAACACGGGTAAAGGGTTAACCCGCATTATTAATAATTAAAAACATAGTACAATGAGTTTAGTAGCAACAAGATTGCAGAATTGGCGAGTACAGAACCCGGAGTTAGACCGAAATATGACCCGCCCGTGTGAGTATGGCGCATTGGATTTCTTTATTGAGCAAACCAATTCCCCGTCCTCAATCATTAATCCCAATTTGCGGGATAAGGCTTTTGCGTCCATTGGTAACACGGTACAAATCCCGGTTATCAATTACGACGAAAACGTACAGGTAAGCAATACCCGGTCGTGTGTTATCGCTGATAACGAAAATACGTCGGCATTGGTAACGGTTGTTTGGGCGACGTATTCCATTGGTTTTACAATGGTTCCCGCCGCATACATGAACAACGAAATTTCGTATGAACACGACTTTTTGCGTAAAATGGAAAAGACGTGCCGGGCGTTGGCGGATACATTGGACGGCGGCGGGGTTGCCGCATTGGAGGCAAACAAAACGCAGGTGTTCAAAACATTGCTTAACTACACACAGACGGGCAACGTTATTGAGGTTCCGCAACAAATGGCAACCGAGATTTTGGGCGACATTAACCCAATCATGCGTGCCAACTGTTACCCGGAATATATCCACGTTATCGGTAATGCCGGGGTTGATGCGCTTATTCGTAAGTTAGCACAACACGGAATTTACAACGACGTTAACAAGCGTATGGAGTACGACAACAAGGTTATCCACTATACCAACAACGTTGCAGACGAAAGCGGTAAAATGGGAACAATGTTTGCCGTTGCCGACGGTAACGTTGGAGTGTTAACCCGTGTTGACCGTGAAGCATTGCGCCGCACCCGTGCGAATTTCCACGAATGGGACGTTGTACGTTTGCCGTACATTGATTTGCCCGTTGGTTCGCATTATTACACGGCGGTTGGCGACCAATCCGCAATCATGGGAGCCGCAACGGAAGATTTGACGTGTGCCGTAAAAGAATTCTTTGGATTTTCGGTTGATGTGGCGTTTATCGTTGCTTACAATAGCAACCCAACGACCATTGCCAACCCGATTATCAAAGCGGAAATTGAAGCCCGTGACCCGAACCAACCGTTGGGTATGCCTGTTTATGTGGTTAATCCCCCGACAACAACGCCGTAAGGGAGCCGCAAAATTGTTTAATCAAAAGGGGGGCGGGGAAATAAACCCCCGTTCCCCTTTTTAATTTAACGCAGTATGTACCGGATTAAAGAGATACAAGATAAATTATTGCACGTTGTAGGTTGGGAACAATCATACGACCCCGCCGCCGCAATCGACGACCGATTGACAGAAACCGAAAGCGGGTTATATTTTCAAGGTGCGCACCCGTTGTT